CTAGAAACTAGGATGGAAGGTTTTGGAAAGTCAGAATTCCATCTGTCCACCTAATTATTGTATGCTTCAGAGGAGGTGTCTTGTGGCACTAAAAAGAACAAAAGCTCGAGAAGCAATTGTCTCTGGTAAATTTCTTAACTTTAATTCAAGTGAAGAAATTAACAATGCTATAAATGCGTGTCAACGTATTATGGCAACGGAAAATATTCCAGAGGCGTTAAACTCCGAAATAGCTTCTTGGCTACGTAGGTGTATTTACAGCTACATTAGAATATTCCTTGCCTTAAAATCAAATAAGTCAAGGGCAGAGTTTCGTGATGCATCAAAAAGGCATCAACGAACATTAAACTCAATACTATCATTAATAGTACAGAGTTTCAAGACAGAGGGATATGAAACACATATTACCTTTGATAAAGATGTTGTAACAGTTAATGTTTCAACACTCACTATGATTGAGGAGAAAGTTACTCCTAGATCATTTTATAATTGGTATAACTGTTTAATAGTTATATCAAAAATCAATAATATAACACCAAATCAAATGGGTGTTATATGTAGGATGATGACTACGGTTTTTAACCTAGTCAACAATACAGCGTTAAATCAATCTGAAAAAGATGATATGACGAAGCAACTTGTTGAGCAATTATCGGCTCAACCAAAGTATTCAACTATTGATGATTATACTCAATCAATAGTTAACAGTAATCATCAATTCAAAAAAGGAATTGATGATATTAAAGAAACAATACAATTGATAAAAAAGTATTGTTCTATGGATATACGACAAGTCCCTATATGGGCTCGTAGTATGGTTCGAAGTCTTAAACTAGTTCATCTAGATAAAAGACTTTATGTTTATGACAACATTCATCCAATGATGTCATTAAACAGTACTTGCTCTTCAATGATATCGAAAGGCAAGCGAGTAACAATACCAGGTGTTTTCGCATCTTGTATTGAACCAGATTACTTTAAGGATAATTATCCTGATAGTAAATTTGACAATCTTATAAATTTTAATCAAAAATATAAGATTGATATGTCAGATATTATAACCGAAAAGGTTATACATACTGATAGACGTTTTTCTGTATCGATAGATCAGAAAAAACCAAAACCACGAATTATTCATCCTCTGAATAATTCTGAACAAGACCGGTTAAAGTATTTTCATACTTTAATGGAAAAAGTATTGATTAATATGCAAGAAGATTGTACATTTAATCAATATAATGGTCCACAACATATTAAATATGTTATGGATAATGAGTCTAAATGGGCTATATACTCATTAGACTTAACATCTGCAACTGATACATTTAATATCGGTCTGCAGTATTTAATTATAAAAGAGTTAATCTTTTATAATAATGAGAATGCTGATGTATTAGCATCAACATGGCTTGATATCATGACTAGTAAAACTAGAATTGATATAAATAGAAATAGGATAGAATTCCTATTTTCTAATGGGCAGCCACAAGGATTTTTATCCTCGTTTCCTGCATTTTCACTGGAACATCATATAGTGATGTTAACAGTCCTCAGGAAATTTAATGAATCAATCAATTCATTAGATTTTTATAGAGTATTAGGGGATGACTCCCTAATAACTTGTGAAGATCCGGAATTTATTATTCCTGATCTATATATTTATTACATTAACGCAGCAAACGTTGAATGTAATAAGTCAAAAGGTTATTTGTTTAATCCAAATAACCAAACAACACAGGTAAAAATTGCAGAATTTGCAAAATACCTAATAATTGATGGAATTGAGTTAACACCAATTCCATTTAAGTTATTAACAGATGTATCAGATATATCTGGTAATATTGCTCTTGCTGCATGGTATTCAAATCATTCAGCAAAACAGTGGTCAATAGAGAATTTAAAATTCTTTATTGGTCAATGGGATGAATGGTATTTAAAATACTATTCACCAATTATAGATACAATGGTATATTTAACTATACCAGGTATTTTCTTACAATCATTTGAGAATAAACTCTCAAGGATTGTTCAGGGTGTATCAATAGATGATATATCTATTATACAATTTTTATTACTGAATACTATTATATATTCAGTAATAGATAAACTAGTTGGATCAAAAAATATCCAACCAGGTATAAAGGGATTAATTCATGTTAAAAATGAATTACTTCCATTCTTGGAATCAATTGATGAGCAATCAAAAATTGATCCACAAAATAAGATATCAATATTAAAACTATTGATATCTAATAAATATTACACATTTGTTGAATTGTGTAATAAATATTCTTCATTATCTGAGTTAGATAATGAAACATTAGAATTAGTAAGTATGTTAATATTTGCTAATTCAACAGAGTTTGTTCAAAATCAAGTTGAACAAATCTTTAATAGTTTAGATCTATTAACAATAGATCCTAAACAAATTGATGACCAAGAAGAAAGAGATCTTCTGGCCAATAGAATGCTTAAAATTTTTAAAGATTTTAGCATAACGGTCGATAGAAGTTGGTCAAACTTCGGTCGATATATACCCATAGATTTTTTACATAAATCTATGGTTGAATTAGATAAACTTCTTTCTAAGGAGTTTACCTCACTTGATGAATATGTTCAAAAGAACAACTTCATTATTGAGCCATCAAGAGTAAAGATAGGCACTGACGATTTCGGTAATTTTAATACCGGAATTGAAGGATTCCTCGAATCTGTTGATGAAGCAGACCTTGATATTCTAATGTAGAAGAATGTATAATCTACATTCTAATTCCAGCAATGTGGTAATCCCACAACTGATGGTACTAAAGGTGGAATTCCTTTAAAGGAGGGTCCAACCTCTTGAAGGAAACTAAAAGGGG